CATTTATTGGGGGTCAGAGCGAATCCTTTGATGTTATATCTGATCAAGGAAATTTTGAAGTAAAAGAATTTAAGCTCGCTAAAAACGGAAAGTATAGAGGCAGTGTGAGAATAGGCGCTGAAGGTAAACATACCACAGGCATGATATTGTCTCAGGTAAAAGATTTACTCATTATTCTGCTTCAAACATATTCTTCACTAGATGATGACTCGAAAAAAGTTTTAAATAAAAATTTAATAGAAAACATACCCACTACAAATGATGTACCGCAAGGATGGAATCTAGAAAATTACATTGATGCTATTTTTGATGTAACTATAGGCGAGGACAAGGGTATAACTGAATTTCCTAAAACTCTCTTTCACAGTCAAGAGATAAATCCTAATTTATTTACTAAAAATAAAAAGAGAGCTACTTACTTAGTGTACACTATACCACAAATTTTGAATGCGCTCAAGCAATTAGCCTTACAGGATGAAAATCAAGCCAATTTAGATAATGAAATTAATCGTGTTAAAAACTTGCAAAGTACTCTCAAGGGATTGTATTTAAAGAAAGAAGATGAAAAATTTAGTAAAGAAATAGAAAAAGAAGCTGAGTCATTGGATAGAAAATTAATTAGTAAAGCGTGCGTATCTGACAGAGGATCCAATTGTATTACTATTAATACTTTTCTTCAGAAATTAGAACGACTTGATCTGGCTGGTGTATTCAATAATATAGATCAGTTGCGTCGTAGTGAGGTTGCGAATTTATTCCCTCCAATAGTTGTTGGATTCTTTGCTGTTTTTGAAACCAAATACAAGTATATTCCCCGAGGGCAACTAAAAGACTATCTGGTTATAGATAGTTTTACTCAGAAAGGACTTAAGATAGCATTAAAAAGTGAAAACGTTTAAAATCTTTTTTGAAAATTCAAACACCCTTACGTTGGGTCTGTTTCCTGGTGCTTTCAAACCACCGCACAAAGGACATCTGCAAACTGTAGTAGATGCATTAAAAACAAATCAAAAAGTTATAGTTCTTATATCTGGTGAAGATCGCGAGGGTATTAATCCAGAGAAATCTATGATGGTTTGGACTCAATTTAAGCAGTCTATAAATTTAAACAACTTAGAAATTTATATCATATCTGGATCACCGGTGACAGCAGTGTATCAGATAATAGACATTTTAAATAACGGCTCCTATACACCTACAAAAAGATCCCCAGCACCATTGCCAGAATCTAAGGTAATTGCAGATAATCTTTTGAAACAATCAAAACTATTTGCTATTAAATTGTATGCTAGTGAAGAAGATCTTAATCGATATAATGCATTTTTCAATCCCAAGACTTCTGACATCTATGTGGGTAAGAATGTTAAGAGCATTGACAAGGGGGAGGTTAAGAGACTGGCTTCAGCGACGGATGTCAGAAGAAGCATTGTGACAGATAACTTCGGGAAGTTTAAAACTTCTATGCCTAACATAGGCGATGATAAATTAAAAGCAATATTTGGAGCTCTACAAGCATGATATCTTTTAAAGATTTTACCGTAACCAGCATTGTACTTGAAGACACGTCACATATCAAAACGCATTTGTCTCATTTGGAAGATTTGGCTATAGAGAAAGGCAAGGAAGGGTTTGTTGATTTTATGGAGCAGGTTTCCAATTTAGTAAATAAAATTAAAGGTTATGAAACTAATACTGAAATTAATGCAAAGATAGATGGTAGTCCCATGATATTATTCGGTGTTGATCCAAGAAAAAATCATTTTAATAAATTCTTCATCTCTTTAAAGAGTGGTTTGAGTGAAAAGAATCCTAAAATAATGCACAGTAACGCAGAAATAGATATGTTTTATTCAACTGAGCAGTCACTTGCTAATAAGCTTAAAAATCTATTGATAAATCTTAATTCGGCATATGATGGATCGGGAAATACATACCAAGCAGATGTTTTGTATTCTTCTATGGAAGACAAAAAGATTACTAATATTAATGGCGAAAATTTTATTGTTTTTAAGCCTAACACAATAGTATACGCTGTACCAATGGATAAAGATTCTGATTTAAGCAAAAGAATTTTAGAGTCATCTGTTGGAGTTATTGTACATGAATCTTTCAAACCTATAGCAGTAAATTCAACTGTACTACCTACAGGATCAGCAGAGCAAACCATAAAGCTTACATCTGCAGGAAGAAATGTGGAATCTATTGTTCAATCTGGTAAAAAAGCTAATGTTTTTATAGAGAGCAGCAACTATGGCGCTGTTAGTTATAACATTCCTGATGTTACTTTTGAAAAAATAGCAAACAATTTAATGCAGGCAAAATCTAAAATAGATTTAATTGATTCTAATTTTAATAAAGAATATGTAAAAAGCCCAGCACTGTCGTTGCTCAAAATATATCTTAACAAACAGGTTGATAACCCAACATCAAGTATTTTCACGTCTGCAATGAAGGGCGGGGATTTAAATTTAAAAGAATTTATGGAAGGATTTGTATCTTTTTTAAAGCAGCGTTTTGAAAAAGAAAGTCAAACTAAAAAAACAGAATCAGGTAAAAAAAATATTCAATCCAAATTAAATTCTATATTAAAATTTATTAAAGAAAATCAAGAAAGTTTTAAGAGCTTGATAGAGGCAACTTTTCACATGGCCGTTATAAAATACATTATTTTAAATGTTTTATCTAGCTTAGATTCAAAGATAGGACGAACCTTTGTGCAGATGCCTGATGGCACTCTAGTAAAGACAAAAGACGAAGGCTATGTACTTTTTGTAGGAACCAATCATGTAAAAATAGTAGACAGGTTAGACTTTACTAAGATGAACAGACAAGTAGGTGGAAAAAAAAGAACAGATTTAGTCTCTAAGTTCTAATTGAAATATAGCTTCACGGATAGCTTTTTGAATAGTATCTTTATTTTCACCAGTCAAAAGATCGCGTATTTTGCTCACAACTTTATATTCATGGTCATCTTGCTGGCCATTAAATTTGCCTCTGCTTTCAAAATCTTTGTATTCTAAATAGTGTAAGATACTGTCCAGATAGTCACCTGCAAGAGTTATTTTGCTAAATACCCATGGCTCAAGATCTGGTGTGCGTTCAATTATGTCATGCAATTTCTTGCTGTAATTATGTATTTTAAATAATTCTGTTTTTGCCATGTTGGTCTCTTCTGTATCTGGTCCTGCTACATCTTCACTACCTTCAGGACTGCCTATGGTGACATTCTCACATTCCTCAGCTTTGGCTGGAACTTTCTGCACCTTAACGTTCACTTGTCCAAAGGGCGAGGGTACAACATTCTGATCTATTGCAGGGCTCAAGCCCAAGCTAGTTTCATTGATTTGGTCGTAAGCTTCTTTTATACTAATTAAATCAGATTTTCTGTTCACTTATTATTTATGCTCCATTAAATATATATGTGAAGCCTTTTAAAACTTTTGTCAATGAACAGATTCTAGGTCTTACTGAAGGCATGACTATTCAACATGTTGGTTTTGTACAAGCGAAAATTGACACTGGTAACAGCGCCTATAATGTGCTACATGGTTTAGTTGAAAAAGAAGAAAATGACAATGTTACCTTTAAAACAGTGAAGGATAAAATCTTAACCTTGCCAGTTGTAGAGCACATACCTATTCACATAGGTAGTGGTAATGTTGAAGAGAGGCCTGTTGTAAGATTAGACTGTAGCATAGGCAGCAAACAGTTTAATGGGGTCAAATTTAGTATAGCAGACAGATCTAAGAACGATTACCCCGTTTTAATTGGAGAAGATTTTATCAAACTTAATGGTGGAATAGTTAACGTCAAAATTAATAATGACGGAAACCAGTGACCTCTTGTTGCAATTAGATTAGTTTTCTATTTTGTGCAAATTCAATAAATTTATAGAATTCATTTCTAGAGTTATCCTTATCATCTAAGAATGCTCCTGACATTCTAGCGGTCCTCATAGTTGAATCATGACGAATGCCTCTATTCGAACAACAGGTATGAGCAGCTTCTATCATTACTGCAACACCCTTATTCTTAACACACACCTCATCAATATATTTGTGAATTTGCATTGTAAGGTTCTCTTGTACTTGTGGTCTGCGGGAGAACCAATCCACAATACGATTCAATTTGCTAAGACCAATGACCTTACCATCCTTAGCTGGAATATATGCCACATGAGCAAATCCCATGAAAGGAGCGTGGTGGTGTGAGCACAAAGAAGTCAGTTTAATATTGGTCTGTGAAACAATACCGTCATACTCATCAACATTATCAAATGCTGTAATCTTCGGTGGTTCACTATAACAGCCCCAGGCAAAATCATCAACAAACGCCTTAGCCACTCTATGAGGTGTATTAGCGCTATTTGGATCATTTCTCCAATCATAACCCAAAGCATCCATATAAGCCTCATAGGCCTTTGATGCTTTCTCAATGATTTGCTTTCTTTCTTCTTCTGAATGTGGGTGATTGTGGTTGGCAAACGCGAGTTTCTTCTTAAACATATTCAATATTATAGTAGGAATCTAATTTAATCAAGATTAAATATTAATGTGAAGGTTGACAGAATAATAGAAGAAACGTTTAAAAGATCTAATTTGAAAAGAATCAGAATTAAGGTCGACCCTAGACAACTTGTAAATCAAGGATTTGAATACTGTGATAGCTTTGAAGGTTATGTTCTAGAGGAATGTGGTAATACATTAAAAGTATATATTTTAAATACACCTCAAGGAATAGAACCTGTGCAGATGGTGGATAAAGAGAATACCAATGAAATAGAAGATACATCATTTAACAAAGATAGATTATTGAAGATATTAGACATGTTAAATTTACCTGATGGTACACCTGGAGTAGAGCAAATAAAAAATACCAATGATCCAGAGTTTATTGTGAAATACTTTAATGACCTGCCAATAGATAAAGACAAATTACTAAATGTGTTGAAATCTGTATTGTTAGCTAATAAATAAACATATGCCTTCAAAATCTGAAAAACAAAAGAAATTTTTCGGCGCTGTGATGGGTGCTAAGAAGGGTCAAAAAGGTATTTCAGGTCAAGCAAAGAAGACAGCCAAAGAAATGTCAGAAAAAGAAATTAAGAAATTTCTAAAAAAAGAAAGTTTTGATGAAACTGTTAACAACTTTTTAACTAAATTATTTGCAGAAAATATTGCTACTGAAAAGCATTGCAAGTATGCGACTGAAGGATGTGATTGTGATGGTTGTGCCGAGTGTAAAAAAAATCAAGAATAACTAATTGATATTGCTTGTCTGCATATTAACATAATGATATGTTATATCAAAGCACTAAGATTATTGAGCTAGGCAGTTGCGCGTTCAGACAATGGAAAGCAGACAGCCATTGTAAGTTTATACATGGCTATAGATTGGTAGCTAAATTCTGGTTTGGTTGTGATAGGTTGGATGAAAGAAACTGGGTTGTAGATTTTGGTGGCCTCAAGGAACTTAAGCAAGTTTTAGAAAATCAGTTTGATCATACATTTTGTGTATCCGCCGATGATCCTCTGGCAGGACATTTTCAAGCCCTACATACAGCAGGCGCAGTTGATCTTAGAATTATGCCTAAGGGCGTAGGTATTGAGAGGACTGCAGAATGGTGTTTTGATGTGGCCGATGCACATGTGAGAGGCATTACAAAGAATAGATGCTGGGTAGAAAAGGTTGAGGTTTGGGAGCATGATAAAAATTCTGCTATTTGTTCTGCGCAGAGATTAGACTGTGAGCAGAATCAAGAGAAAGTAGATGTTGTAACTGCTGCTTCAAAACCAGTTCAAGTGGACAGTCCGATTGAAACAAGTAATGCTGCAAGAGTAACTCCCAGGGTATCCTCAGGTTATGCAAATCCTTTCGGTGGTACTAGCTGGGGTGCATGATAAAGAGAGAAAGAGACCCTAATCAAGTAAAACTTGAGCAGGACATATTCGGTAAGTTGGCTGAAATAGCTAATGCAAATGATAATGTATCACCATTGAGCCCAGGCAGTCCAATAAACACAATTGGTGTTGAAGAAGCACTCAGAGAATTAATTACTATATTTAAAAGTGCTAGTGGTGATTCGCAGGTGTTTTAATACCTGATATTACTTTGACAATAAATTTAAGTAATTTGCTTCTGGTAATATCATCTTCTGTAAAATGGAACGTACAAATTCCATTGTCTCTACTTTGATCTGTATCAAACGCTTTCATAATTTTTTCAAAGCCAGATTTTTGAATATCTGATTGCAAAGAATCACCTATAACAAATAGTTTACAGTTTTTACCAAATCTAGTTAGTATTGTGACTAATTCACTATGCTCAAGATTCTGTGCTTCGTCCACTATAACAACATTATTAGTAAAAGTGGCTCCTCGTAAAAAATTTACAGGTATGCTTTTGAGATAATCACTTTGAAATAACATTTCAGTTATCTGTTTGCTAACCAGTTCATCACATTTTTCTATGAGGGGTATACTCCATGGTTTGAATTTATCATCTACTTCACCGGGCAAGCTTCCAAGTTTTCGAGTAGCTGATTCAACTATACTTCTTATATATAAAATCTCGTCTATCTTTTTATCTCTTAACATGGTTAAAGCTACATAAACAGCAAGATAAGTCTTTGACGAGCCTGCAGGCCCATCGCAAAACAATATTTGTGATGATTCATCCATAGCTTTGTCAACAAAAGCTTTATGGTGATCATTTAGATGGAATTTTTGATCTATTTTAAAGTTAAGAAAGATATCATTCTTGATAATACCATTCTCGTCTTTAGCTTTTGCAGCTTTTTTAAGCTGTCTGTCCTTTTTAGACATGTACCATTATTTATGTTAGATTTCTATAATTTTCTTACCAGAGGATAGTGCAGCAGTGTGAGCAAACCCACCTTTAGTAGAAATAATAGTACCACATCTTCTTAATAGAAAGAAATCATGAAAAGATTTTAAAAATCCTTGATAACTGCAGCCTGGTCTATCCATGTGCTCTGTTTCATTGGGTGTAATTAAGACATTTAATCTGGCTTTTATAAATTCAGCAAATTTAGCGCTGTCAGTGCAAATAAAAAGATTGTATGTGGGGTTATCTAACATGATGTGTGTAATTTTTTCTATGATATAATCAAAGCTAATATTTCTATTAAAATTAGAATCATTCCAATTAGAGAGCTGTCCACCAAATCTTGCACATACACCCACTGTGTTGTCATCAGTAGAAAAAGGTAACTCTGGCTCTTTAAATAGTTGATTGAAATAATCTTCGAAGTTATTCTCAAGCCCTAAATGATCTAAGAAATTAATATTAGTTTTAATTATGCTGATGTCTGTATTGAAAAATATTTCAACGTCGTTGCGGTTAAATTCTTTTTTAAATTGATCATAGTTTTCGTTATCTATAGCAAAATATTGTTTATGAGTTCCGCTAACAGGTCTAGGCAACCAATTGTATGTATTGCAGCTTAATACGGATTGCAATTTATAAGGATATGTCCAATTAATAATGAAATCCCTATCTAATAATCTGGATAAACCAAAGCATGAAACCAAGCCTTTGATTCTATCTGCAAGCCCGCCTGCAGGACGTTCAGTACAGTCGTATACTATACACCTTTTCATATTGAATTATAATACACATAGATTATAATAATTCAATGAGTAATGAAACAATAATTTTTCTAAGTGATGATAAGATATTTTACACCCTTGAAGGTGAAGGTGAGTATGTAGGGCATCCGTCTGTCTTCATGAGACTGTCCATGTGCAACTTAACATGCAAGGGATTTGCTTCAGCTGATTCACCCAATGGTTGTGATAGTTTTGTCAGCTGGTCCGTTAAAAACAGAATGACATGTAGCGATGTTTTGGACCATATGGATAGTGAAGGCTTCACAAGGCATCTTCGCAATGGCGCAATATGGAAGATTACTGGCGGGGAGCCATTGATACAACAGAATGCACTCTTAGAGCTTGTGGATCAATATGTTTATAGGTTTGGCTATGTGCCCAAGATTGATTTTGAAACTAATGCCACAATATTACCTGACCAACAATGGATTGATTGGGGAGCAACATTCACCACATCACCTAAGCTTTCCAATAATGGTGATCCAGAGAATAAGCGATATAAACCTGCAGTGTTAAAATGGCATGTAGATCATAACTCAGGTTTTAAATTTGTTGTGAGCTCTCAGAAAGATTTGGACGAAATTATTGAGAGATATATAAATCATCCAGATGTATTAATATCCCCTAACAGGGTCTGGCTAATGCCTTGTTGCGGAAGTAGAAAGGAACATATTGAAGTTGC